TGGCGCTCCAGCAGCATGCGGTTGATGTGGTGCATCACTTTTCGGCGGTGGCTTTCTGGCAAGCTAGAAAGTTCGTGAACTTGATCCGCGATTAACATTGCCTCTGCGGGCCAAACATTATTTTGCGTTTCAGGGAAAGTGGCGCGAAGTGTTGCGCGTAGTACTCTGATATTGCTCAGCGCGCCGCGGTCAAGTTGCTCAATGGTGTGAATAAAATCAGGCATGCCGACGGCAAACTCTTCTGCGACACGCTTCAAACGTTCAAAAGATTCAGCGCGCGAATCTTCATCAATATTCAGTTCTACCCATGCGGTGAGCAACGCATCGCTGGCACTGCTTTCGATAATGGCGATTGCCTTTGTCACTATGTCTTCTGACACCAAAGCTATTTGCGGATCGGCAACGCTATCATTTGCCCAAACATGTGCAAATTTAGACTCGCTGAACGTGTATTCGATCTTGTCGCCAAATGCCGCCGCCGCGCATGCCCACACGTCAAAACCGCTTTGGGCAATGATGTCAGCTTTCATTAGCGGGATTTCCTGCTCCTCGATTGCAGGCGCATCAGCTACCTGCGGTGGGACGTCTCCGCATTCTTCAACTTGCGGAAACATGCGTCTGGCAGCGCTTTCAATCTGCGCCATGAACGCGGCGCCGCGCGCTTCCAGGTGGTCGCGGCTGATGTAATCGAACTTAGGCCCGCGCCAGCTTTTATCGAACACTGCGATCGCCGCGCCGAATCCGGCGGATGATTCAGATGGCTGTCCAGCTGCGGGGCGATACCAGACAGGCAAATCAAAGCTGACACGCCCGCGAACAAAGGCGATGTGATCCGCGTCTTCCGGCCACCACACCTCAGCCGTAGCTGCCTTTATCAGGAAGACGTAGCGACCGCCGGCCTCACGCATTGCCATGGTGTAAGCCATAATTTGGCGCATGCCGGTAATGTATTGGCCCTCGTACTGACTGGCGCGAGAATAAGGTGGATTCGCGAATGCAGCGCCATTGAGTTCAGCTAGGCGGCCGCTCCAGTTCTGAGTAAGCGCGTTATCCTCAGCACTGTAAAACGCCTCGCATTTGGCGTTATCCCGATCCGCGAACAGGTCAAGCACGAACGGGCCGAACATCGAATTGATTCCCCACCAGAGACGGTCTGGCGAACGCCACTGATCACCGACCTGTTTTAGCTGGTGGGCCGGCTGCGCACGCAGCGCTTCAAGTGCCGCGCAGTAAGGGTTAATTGTATGACCGGTCATTGTATTAGCACCTCAGATCAGCGTTTTTTCGCTTTGGCGATATCGATTTGGTGGTACGTACAAAAATCAAGTACGTAGGGGCATTCGGCGGGGCTTTCAGTTCCGTTGATGACATCGCAGCCGCCTTCATGAAGGCAATTGCAGTTCAGGCAACCAAGCCGGTTTTCGAAGCAGTTTTTAGCCATTTGATACCCATTGCACCGGCCACCGCTGAACCGGTGCGGAAAGTCATATGCGGAACAGCAGCAGGTAACCTGGCTGCCGCTCCAGTAGGCTTTCCCGCTGGCAATTGAGTTTCCATAACATCACCTCAGCTGAGATAGAGATCTGCAGTTAACGCCGCGATGAGCAGCAGGATCCACGCGCCACCTATGGCAGCAACGTCATAGAACGGTTGGTGGCGCGCGTAATGCGCGCGGAGTCGATTTTTCATGATGGCAGGCACAAAAAAACCGCCAGTGCGCGGTTTATATTTGGGGAAGGTTTAAGAGGTAAGTAATCAATTTTTTACTTTAATTGAATCCCATAATTCTTTAATGAAACCATGAATCAGCTTATGCAAATTTGGTAGCTCATAACTTGTTATGGAAAAAAGTAAATCTGAGCAAATATTAACTACGATTGATTTCCTATTTCCATCAGGTTGCAGATTTAATGCCGACTCTAATATTCTAACTGATTTTAACTGTTGTTGGGTGTATGGTTTTTTTATGTTCGACCACTCGTCATAATGGCGAAAGTTATTAGCGGCAGACTGAATGATTTTATCAATTGGTATTCCTTGGAATGTTACCTGACTTTCGCGGCTAAGTTCTACCGTAGGAGTTTTAATCAAGGTTGATAGCAAAACGAAAATCGCTCCTGCTATAGCTGCCTCTGCCTCTCGATACGAAGCAACCTCTTCCTCTCTAAAAATGTGCTCTTTCATTGAATTTATGGATTTCACTTGTTCTAGAGCAATTCTTTCTTGTCTGTTTGCTTTCCATAGTTCGAACAGACTTTCAAGTGTTGCAGTTTGACGCCTCCACTTTGATAGGAATCTATAAACAGAATCAACATCTTTATTATTTAGGAGTAAGTCACCGAAGTCATTTACAGCTATATCGCCATTTTCAATAGCCAAATCAACTTTGAAGTTTTCAATACCAAATTCTTTAAGTGTTTCATCAAATGGTTTCATCTGTTTATTAGCATCCTTTTAACTAAACTTAAATAAATCGTTTTTCAAGATTAATTTAAAACTTCAGCACACTCAAGTTGCGCCTTCGGCCGGCGCTCGAGCAATCGCTTTTTTATTCGCTCGCAGGAGGTTTTGTTGGGATAAATGCGCTCGCTAACCGGAATTGGCTCAACGGTCGATGAGGCTAGAAGCAGAACGAAGCCGATCAGCATGAATCCTCCTGTTCACCGGCTTGCCACTTAATTACGCGATCACGCATCCAGTTCGCGCCATCGCGGAAGATAGCGCCCGCGTGCCAAGACGTATTGAGGCGATAACCTTCCTCTTCGGTGATCGCTGGAGGGATGTGGTTATTTTGGTTGCCTTCAAGATGAGCCAGTGCCGCGCGCGCCATATCAACCGCCCACTGTTCGTGGTTCTCTGTTTCCGCCAGAATCTCGCGGCAATGTTCGATTAGTTGGTGGTTCTTTTCCATCAATGCCCCCGATTGCGTGCCACCGCGCGCGCTGCGCAGCGGCTGAAATGGCCGTAATAATCGCCCTCATCGAACTTGATGACGGTCCCGGTGAAGTTGCGGCGGTGCATCCACATAATCGAGTTGGATTCCACCGGTACGCCGCGTGCGCGGTGCTTAGCCATGGCGATCACCTTTGAGTTCGTTATAGCGATGAAGGAATGCCACGCGCGCTTGGCGTGGATTCAATGGGGCGAGGAGCATAGGTGCTGGCTCAATGTCCTCAAGCATCGGCCATGGCGTGCCGTCGTCCAGATCAAGGTCGCGCCGCTCAGTCGCCAGCATCACCAGATCCGCATGCTTCACTTCCGGCCACTTGCCTAGCGTCCTGATCCCGAACTTACGCGCTATCGCCAGCTCAACGCGTTTTTCGATTTCCTGATAATCAGGTAGCAGCGCCTTTAACGGTGACGAGCAGTCGCCAATGTATGCTTCAGCCGCATCATGCAGCAGGGCATCAAGGGCGAACGGCGACGGCACCAGGTAGCTCACGTGTACCGAATGCTGCGCCACGCTGTAAAAGTCCTGCAGCTGGCCGGTGAAGCGGCACAGGTTCGACAGCGCGCAGGCGATGTCTTCTATGCAAATCGCATCGGGCGAGATGTCGAGGAAGTCGAAGTGTTGGCCCGATTGAGTGATGATCCAGCTCATGATTTTTTTTCCTGTTTGCTGCGCTTGTAAGCGCAATGACAAAAGCTGGCACGCTGATTCGACCATTCGGTGTTCGCTCCGCGCGCAAGCTTTTCAGCCTGGCGCCATAGCTGCGTTGCCTTAAAGAATTCGCCGCTCTTTTCCAGGCTCACCGCCTCGGCAGAGAGTGACGCGTAGGATTTATTCATGGTGGCACTCCAAAAATGAAAACCGCCTCAGGCGAGGCGGATATGATGGTCTGGCAACAACGTACGTTAACGTTTTCAGTGAGTTAGAATGGAATGTCGTCGTCCCAAGCTGGCTCCGACTGCTGTTGAGCGCCATTACCGCCAGCGTTCTGAGCAAGACGTGAAACATTACCCGTGTGAGTAGGTTGCTGTGGCTGGCCCCATCCGCGATTCATCTGCGTGCCGCCACCCTGCTGGCGTTCGTCTTTGTCTTTCATCGTTTCACACAGATGATCGATAACCTTGGCCGGTTCGTTGGCAGCATGCTCTGAATAAGTTTTGCGGGTGCCGGGCTGGAATACGTGACGGACTTCGAACTTATAGCCGTCACTGCCATCGTTTTTGGTGTAGAGAACCTTTTGCAACATCAGGCCCACTTTCTTACCCACGAGAGCAGGGTTCGTCCAAACGATGCCCTCCGGGGTCTGCTGCTGCATTGGTTGCGCGTCTTTCACCTGACATGCCCACAGCAGCGAGCTAACAAGGCCAAGCCCGAACGTTGGCGCGCCATCCTTACCGCAGTAGTTAATGCGAAGGTAATTGGCTTTCGCACCATTACTGTCCAGGCTGAGCTCAAGCGCTTGCGACTGGCTACCTTCTTTGCCGAACTGGTACACGGCAGAGGCGATAACCCCCTCATAAGCGCCAGTTTCAGAAATGCCGCCGGCGGAGCCTGCGGTCTTAGCCAACTCGGCCGCTTCCGCATTCCAGACGAAGCCCATCGGCGTAGGTTGCTGATTCATGGTTAATCCTCTTATAAGTCGGTCATAAATTCGGTAATGGCGGTATCAACCGCGTTCAGGTCGTTGTCCATTTCGGTGAGCGCAGGGAACATATCGGGCGGCGCTTTCGCGGTGTCGTGGTCATCGCCTTTGATCAGGAAAACGTGTTTCCCGTCTTTCTTGATGCAGCGAAGCACGATTGAGAAATAGCCTTCTGGCGTTAGCTTCTCATTCAGCATTTTGCCGATCGTCTTCATCCGCACTTTCCCGTCGCTTTCCTCTGTGTGGCATAGGAAGTAAACGCGGAAATCATCCGGTAACACGGTAGCTGCGGTAATCAGCTGCCAGACGTGGTCGGCCATTTCAGTAAACTTCTGAAAGCCGGTCTGATAGGCGCGCATCATGTTTTCGTGCTGCATGACTACCTGAAAATCGTCGATAATCAGCACGCGCTTTGTGGGATGCGTGCCGAACCGGGTGATCAGTTCACCGATGCGGTTCCAGTCATCAAATCGGAAAATATTTCCCTGCTGGCGTGAGCCGTCTTCCAGTACCTTGCCGTGCAACTTCCAACCTGTGGCTTTGAATGGCAGCAATTTGGGTATGCATTGCAACAAAATAGCGTTGTCGGGTTTGACGTTGCGCAGGCTGTACGTCTTGCCCGCGCCACTGTCCCCCAGAATCAGAACAGGGGTTCCCATGTCATCCCTCCAGGTAATGTTGAAGTGTGAATTTCAGGTCTTCGTCGGCATCTTTCATGTTTGATAGCGCCCAGCGAATCCAGCCCTGATCCGTGGCCGCAATTTCTTCAAACGTCACGCCCTTGTGTTTACCGAACCGCATGGTGTGAAGCAGGGAAGGGAGCACGGTGATTTCACGCATTTGAGCGATCGTCATCTTCACATCACGATTCAGGCGAATGAGCAGCGCTGCTGTGACGTAGCAGTCATACAGCGCGCGGTGCGCATGCAGATTTTCCGGCACATCAACATCGAGCATGAAGTGATAGCGTAGGAACTGGTTCGAATGGCTTTCCAGTTCTGGGTAAAGCTTGCGTGCCAGCTTTAGCGTGCAGATCCACGGCGCGGTGATTTGCGGCAGTTTGGGACGGTCAAACGCAGCGTTGTGCGCGACATAAACAGCTGCGCCCTGATAACGGCCAATCACGTCATCAATCGGCGGCGCGTCGGCAACCATGGCATCAGTGATGTGGTGCACAGCCATCGCAGCGGTAGTGATCGGCTCAGGCGGCTTAACGAAGTCGCTCATCGGATTACACAGCTTGCCATCGACAATATCGATGCTCGCCAGCTCACAGATGCCACCTTCAAAGCTGGTGGTCTCAGTGTCGATCACGCGAATAATTGTGGATATATTTGGCTCCTGATTTGGCGTCGGCGTTTGCTTCGCGCTGTGCCAGCTGGTGCGCCAGCTTTTCCAGATCCGCCGGACTGAGTTGATTTTGCTCGCAGAGCGCGAGGATGGTTTTTAGCGCCAGCGTTCGCATTGCTTCGTTCAGCGCGAATTGGGTCGGGATAATGGTGTCTACATCCATCCGGCACACATCCCGGCGGCGACAAGCGCGGCTACGATTACCGGCGCCAGCCAGTGGCGGCGGCGCGGGTGGAAGTCGGCACCCGTCAGGCGGTAGCGGAACTGCATGCGGTCGATAGGGCTCATGAGGCACGTCTCCTTGATTTTCCCAGGCGACTCGCCGGGACGCGAATTGATTGCTGGTAACGTTCGGCGCATTGGTTGTCAGCGCAGAAGGTTTTATCCTCGGTGCGATTCCAGAACCGGATGACGCCGATTTTTGTGTCGGCTGGATGACGAAAGCGGCCGCAATAGCTGCACAGTTCTGAATCGATGAATTCCGTCGCGGATTGCAGAATCGTCCACTCGCTGTAGCGCTGGCGGTTGCCGGCCTCGTCGATGTAGTTGATGAACGTCTCATCGTTACCCTTGTGATCGGCATCGATGCTGCAGCCGTCGAAAATCACTGTCTGGCTGCCGATGCGGATCGGCGTGCCTTCGGGCAGTTCGCCGAGGCGCTGCCGCAACAATTTGGGGATGATTTGCATGTGGGATTCCTCGGTTTGCTGGATAGCAGCCAAAAAAATGCCCCCGAGGCGGGGGCTAACGACTACACACAGCTTTTAGTGGGTGTGGCGCCAGATGCTTATCTTCTGGTTACCTCGAAGGGCTGCAATTCACCACAACGGATAGAGCACTCTTCACCGGCTTTATGCTGCGCCTCCAAATGCTCTACCCCTGTTGCGTGCCGGGATGATGCCCGGCTTATCAACCGCCTTTACTTTTAAGCCCAACATGCTGCTGCGGTACTCCGGGCTTGCCCTGGTGAGGCTTTTTCATTGAGGCATCAATCGACCTATTTTTTGATGCTTCTAGCACTACGTAAAAAATGAAGAGTGCCTGCAACATCGCCTTCATGAGAGCGGCGTTTCGCAAACTGTCTCTGCCTACGACGCCAGCGGCGCCGGTCTCCTGCAATACGCTTTGAAATAATGTCTTTAAGTTGAAGTTTCATGCTCACCCCTCGCCAGTTCGTTTTGACGCTGCACCCGCTTCCACGCTATCAGCCTAAGTTCCGGCGGAGCCGTCCGGCTATGACTGCCTAGCTTGTTATGGGCGCAGCTCAAAAAAAACTGAATCACCACACTGTCCGCCGCATGCCTGGGATGCATTCGCCCCGTGGAGCTATGGGATGCCAGGGTGCTGAGTTCGGGCCTCTCGGCCGCCAGCGCAGTGATTTCATGATCGATTGTTAAAGAGCGATCAGCTTTCTGCGGTGGGCTGCGTCGTGCTGTGAGTGAAATATATTGCGTATTACGCATATGCGTCAAGCGCATAATTTGCGGTTAATTTGAAAGTTGGAGCGAAATGAGGGTTAACTTTTTGAAAATTCTCAGGTTAAAAAGTGATTATTTTTTGCGGCAGAAACAAAAAAGCCCGCAGATGCGGGCTCAATTATTTGAGGGGGGAAGGTTAGCCGTGGCGGCGGAACTGTTGCGACTGGCTTAGCATGACGCGTCCAGATACGTGCAGCATCTCAGCTTCTTCAGGGTGGATGGTCCACTCGCGGTATTTGGTATTGTCGGAGATGACGATCAAATCCGTTTTAACTTTTTGAAGGCGCTTGACATAGGTATCTCCGTTAAAGTCGAAAACATAGATACCATCACCATCAAAATGATTTACGCGTTGATCGACAAAAATCAGGTCACCGGGTTCAATGGTTCCCTGCATGCTGTCTCCACGAACGTTAATAAGCTTGACCATATCTTGAGGTGCAGAGCCGAAAATTAACTTCGCTTGCTCTGGCTCATATTCAATGGATCTAATGACT